TTGCCAAAGTCGATGTAATCTAAGATGATCTTGTCCATCTCATGTTTAAAGCTCGGTTGCTCAATAGCCCAAGCCATGTAGTTAACAATCGAATCTCTCTTACGTGCGGAATTCGCATCTTTCTCATTCGCCTCCCAGATTAACCATTTACGCTGTGGGAACAGTGTCGCAGTATAGTTGGAATAGAGATTATCTCTGATGTTACAGAGCTTCGGAATAGTGGTTTTGTTCTTCCAAGGGAGTGTTGAATTAGAAGTCTGAGTAGTATCTGTAGCGAAGATATACTGCCTAACTTCTTCCTTGCTTTGTTTCCAAATTGCTCGGGAAATATCCCAAGTCATCCAAGTATCAGAAATCTTCCGAGCCAAGGCATCGGGTTGTAGAACATCTTCTAGTTGTAAAACTTTACTTGTCATTTCTTCTTAGTGGCTCTATTCGTTTTAGGATTATATTTATAATCACTAGGTTTACCGCCGTTATACTTAGCAGCACGATCTTTAGCACGACCATCTTTACCTAATGCTTGTCTCTTCTTTCCTTTGGCAGTTAACTTACCACCAGAACTTAAAATTCCATTCTTCTTAAGGATGGCGATAGCCATACTCTCAGAATTCTTATTGCCTTTAGAAGCCAATTGACGTTTAAGTCTTTGGACTATCGCAGGCATTAGCACACCCCTCCAAACTTAGAATGGTAGTTATACGATGGGGCCATCTCAGCCTTCTGCATTCTAAATAAATTAGTGGGTGGAATTGCAAAGTCGATGGCGGATGCTAAGGCATCTTTAACGTCATCGTGTGCAGGGTTAGCAAAAATCAACTCTTCTTCAAGGATTTGGATGTTACCGCCTAAATAGTGCCAGATTTGCCTATTAGCATATCTTGGCTCTAAGACAGCCATAATTCTTTCTTCTTTAGCGCCCTGCCATCTGGAAGGACGATATTCTTCTACTGCTAGAGATAACCCATTCTTTCGGATATAATTGTCTCGAAGATCATCAACAATCACCTTTTGAGCTACCGATACTTCAGCTCTGATTTTGCGGAAGCCCCATTTCTGATATAGACGGAAGATATGATCGTAGTATTCAGATACTTTAGTCGTTCTAAAACGATCTATTTCTAGTACATAATAATCATTGTGAGTAGTGCAACCAATAACGACAATGGAAGTATAGTCTGAGTGGGTCTTGAGGCTATAAGCGAAGTCAACAGACGCAAAGACGTTAAGGCGTTCTCCTTTGAAATACCATCTGCCATTGCTGAAAGATAAGTACTTTTGGTCGTAGTATTGGAACAAATCTCTTTGGATCGGAGAGCTGTCAGCATCTCTGGGGTCGTTGTAGTACTGAGCTCGGAAGTGCATTGGGTTTTGGTATTGCTGCTTCTTAACTTCGAGAGCTTCTTTACCAAATCCGAACCATTTTCCATCTTCTCTTTGCTGTCTAGGCCAGAGAAATTCACCTGATCCATCGCCGATATTCTCTACCGCGTTCTTACCGTCCCCAAAGACCTCAAAAAGAGGCTCTTCAGAGGAAACTGAACCGTTTTCATCATAAGTTTTTAGTTTAATTCCCATAAGTGTGGCATACAAATCTGCATCATGATATCGAGTGCCTACAACTAATTCACGAGTGAAATTAATGGTTTCAATGGAAGATAAGTAACCATATTGTTCTTTTACTTTTTCCCGTCCTTCAGAAGTGTACGCGTTATTTGATACAACAACGTCATCAAGAATAGCGATGTCACAATGTAACCCCACAATATTAGTTGTAAGGCCAGCGGTAAAAATAGAAGGGTCGCGAATACTTTCTTCCCGGCGTTTCGGATGGTCAACCGATATTTCCTTTTCAGTCCATTTCTCACGTTTAGCTTCGTCCTTGTTAACCATTTCAGGCCAAAGAATACGATACTTAGCGCAAGTTAATATGTCTTTAATAAATTTAAGTTGTTTAGTAGCAAGGTTAGCTGTGGAAGAGATGTAGAGAATTCTAATAGAAGGATCTCTAGTTAATTCCCATGCAGCAACATAAGCAGCTAAAGCTGATTTCCCGTGGTCACGGGGCAGAAGTAAGATTTGATGGCTCTTTCTGTCTTGAGCCGTAAGCGAAGCAATGACCTCTCTATGGATGTTTCCTAACAATCTGTTAGATTGAACATACTGAATGAACTCAAGAAGACTATTTTCACAGCGTTCTCTGAGTTCCTCTCTTGCGAGATCTTTTTCTGTTAGTTGTTTAATTCGAGCCAAACTTAGGCCAATCTTTAATAATAGACACAAGAGATGCGGCTGCGGCCATTGCGCCGCCAATTGCTAACATTGCTCCTAAGAACCAACGTTGGCCCATCTCAATACGTTCTTTAAACTTATCTTGTTCATCAATCTTAGTTAATGCGAGCTTAAGTACTTCTTCCACATCCTTAAGTTCTTTCTCAAGTTGTGTCAGTCTAACTTTAGCTTCAACACTAGCCGTTCTTGGACGAGACATTCCTAATACCTTAATCTTCCCATTATCGGTAGTCGGTGAGCCCGTGTATTACGTCTTTCGAATGTAAATGGGCGGCTACCCGTATCTACTCTGTTATCTTCAGTCGTAACGGTCAGTAAACCTGCAAAGCCTGAAGCAGAAGTTCCCGGAGGATTAGCTGTAGCTTTACCGATAACCGTTATGGTCCCGGTGAATCCGGTCCCAGATACACCAGTCAGTGTGACATTAGCTTCACCACCACCGACCGTAATTGAACCAACTTGTCCGGTACCTGTAACTTTAGCAAGAGTTACATTAGCTTTACCTGTTACGGTAAGAATACCAGCGTTACCTGTACCTGCGTTACCTGTTATAGTAACGTTGGCTTTAGCCTGTACAGTGAGAGTACCTGCTGCACCTGTACCTGACACTCTCGTAAGAGTAACGTTGGCTTTAGCCTGTACGGTAATTGTTCCCGCACTACCTGTGCCAGAGACACCTGTAATTGGAACATTCAGGTTCAGAGTTACAGTTGGAGTTCCAACTTGTCCGGTACCGTTGACACCTGTTAAGGTGACATTGGCTTTACCTTGTACAGTTACAGTTCCAGCAGAACCAGTACCAGAAACACCACTGATGTTTACTGTCTGGCTTACTGACCCTGTAGTTGAAAACTCGCCTAGGCCGAATTGAGCGAGTGAGCCAAAGCCTAACATATTTTATCTTCGATTATTTATCTGAAAGAAGCGGAAGCACCGAGAACAACCAGAGACGTACCGGGAGTAATAGTGACCGATTTTGGGCTTTGAGTACTAGGTGTTAAAGAGTGACCAGCTAAAAGAGTTTCTGTATTAGAAATAGAAGATACTGTATCTAAACCTGTGGACGATCCAGCAGTCGCACTTCTCCACCGTTGCCCTGCAATAAGAAAACCTCCAGAAGTAGTGTTGACAGAAAAAGTCCCGGTGCCCTCGGTGTTATCTGTAGCTGTAGCTACTGGAGTAAGACTCAACAGTCCGTTAACAGCGATTACGTAAGCTTCTGTTTCATTCATAGTACCTGACCAAGTTACAGTCAAATTACCATTTTGAGTAGTAGAAGCTAAAGCATAAATTGCAACACGGTCTCTCGTGTCTGATATGTCTGTACCTGATATAAGAGACGCAGACGAACCGCCGTAAGTTACAGAAGTAATAGTCCGCAGGGCCGCATTACCACGTCCACCTGTTATAATAAACACATGAGTGAATGGGCCTGCAAGCGTTAAGTTACCGTAGTCAGCCGGATTTGTGCCGCTGGTTTGAACAGATGCAGTTGCAACAACATTGACCTGATCACCTGCGTGATTAAATCCATTGAAATGATTTAGCAGAAACATTACAGAAGAGCTTTCACACCAGTTTTAAATTGAGTTGCTGTTATAGCAGCTTTATTCTCTAATGCTCTAATTCTGTTCTCATGATTGAATAAGACTTTAAATGCAACTATATCCAGATCATTAATTTGAATATCTTTATCTGCGTCTAATTCCGCAGCAGTTTTAGCACGAACTGTCCAAACATCGGTTACCCGAGTCTCTTCGACTGTAGTAACAGGGCCAGTACGAACCTGAGTTGCAGGATCGTAAGAAGGCATCGTAGTTTCGACAGGAATCCATCTGTATCCAGAACGTACCTGAACCGTAGGATCGATGTTATCAGCTCTACGGTCAATAGTATTATCTGGTTTAATAAGCGCGTATATCGTCATGTATCTGTCGCTGCGTTAGTTGTGAAATACAAGTGAATTCCATGTAGACGTGCATCCACGGCCAACGTGTCCGAGCCATTAGCGGGGGCACGATCTAGTTGAAACATCACCCAATCACCAACAGCGGGAGTGCCTGCTATAGTAATTGCAGAAGATTCTGGTCCGACGTATATATCATCCGTAGTTCCACCTGTATCTGTAGACGACTGAGCAGTTCCGAATGCAACGTCCCCCGGATCATCATTGGAAATTGCAACTCCAGCGAGTTCAAAGACTACGCCGAAATTAGTAGTTGTAGATGGATGTGACCAAACTGGTTCGAAAGTAACAGTTCCTAAATTCCAACTCTTAGGAAACCAGACTGAAAATTGAACAAACTCTTGAGTAGTTGTGTCAAAATCAAAAGTTCTGAACATATTCTTGTTAGTTGTTTTCTCAACTGAACTAGAACCTGCACCATTAGTTGTTCTTGTAGTCATAGCACTGGCAGGAATATAAATAGTTTCCTTACCTACTGTCTTGATCTTATTACCTTCGATGGCCGCACTTCCTGCGGCATCTCTGCTAAGAGTTGTATCGGAAGCGTGTCCTAATTCAACAGTACCAGTCGTATAGAGGGTATCGACTTTGGTAGTACCGCCAGTAATTGTTAATTCATTAGCTGCAGTATTGCCTACAATTATGTCACCACCGCCGAAATCTAATGCATCGGCAGCATCTATGAATAGCCTACGAAATCTATTACCGGAGCTTCCGAGTTCGGTTACGGTCGCCTCTGCAGGAACAAACAAATCTTCTTTAGCTACGATTAAACGTACTGTAGCAGAGCCTGATAGATTAATCTTAGATGTACCCGATACTCCGCCAATCTTTGACAAACGCACACTAGCGCGTGTCATAGTAGTGCCAGCAGAAGTATAAACGCCAGTTCCTATTTCAAAATCGTTTCCGTCTTCAATGCAGTATGAAACTGTTTGTCCATTGGTAATGCCTGCCTCTGCAAACGTGCAGAAAGAATTACTGAACGCGGCACCGAGTGTAATGGTGCCCGTTCCAGTAGTGGCAGTTGTCATATAGACGCGGTTAGCGACGTAAGCCATTACGCAAACCGGAGGATAGCATTGGTCGAATCAGCAGTTGGGAAGATAATTGTGAAATCGCCGGACGTTGAAGTCTTGTCTGCGCCGAAGTCATGAGTTGAAATAGCTAGGTTGAGCCCAGCATACGAATTGTAAATTAAGCAACCACGGGCTGTAGTCGTAACGCTCGAAATGACCAAGTCTGAGAAATCCATCCATGCAGTCGTAGTTGTAAGACTTGGCATAGAAGCAGAGAAAGTTAGAGCATAGCCACCAGCAGTAACACCAGTAGCTTCGTTAGTGGCACTGTAAGCAGTAGTGCTTGCATCTAACGTAGCAGACGAAGTGTAGAGAGCCAGTTTAATAGCTGTAGCTTGAGGATTAGT